TCAAAGGAGGTGTATGAAAAAGCTCGTTGTTTTCTCCATCTTTATTATCTTCGCGGTTATCTCTTCAGGCTGTAATACTGTTAAAGGCGCAGCAGGCGGTCTTGCCAAGGATGTTTCAACGACGTGGGAAAAGGCAAAAAAGGCTGATGACTGGCTGCAAAAGAACGCCTGGTAGTATTTATCCGCTCTATTTCTAAAATAGCCCTCTTTTTTAAAGGCGCGCAAAGGTGCAGCGCTTAAAAAAGAAGGATACGCTATTTTTTCATTCCTAAGATATGCCTTTTCTGCCCTGTCGTCTAATCGGTAGGACATCAGATTCTGGATCTGAGTATTGTGGTTCGAGTCCACACGGGGCAGCCAATGTTGACAACTGGCCGAATCACCGCTTAGCGGTGCAGTAGGCACAAGCGCCTTACAGGCTTCTGTAGGGCGCTTTTCTTTTATGGTGGGGATTATCTTGGGGAGGATATCCTCAAGCGGCTCTTCAATATACATATTGATTATTAACCTGTCATTATACACGAGGATATCCTTGATCAGGGCTTGTATGAGGCTTTTCTGGGCTTCCGGAGGGGCCTGATCGATATATTGCATGGCAAAGGCTATGTTCCGGTGCAGAAACTCGCCGGAATGGGCATTCATGCTGGTGACTCTCTTCTGGGCCTGCAGTTTGTCTATCTCATCTTCCAGCTTCGCAATCTCCAGCTCCAATTCATTCATTTTATCCTTATAGGTCGAGCCTTTGGCAACCGTGTTGCCCATGGCCAGCTCCAGCAGCTTATTGGCCTGGTGCCGGAAGGCATTCAGTTTCGTTTCTTTTTCTTGCAACTCGCTATCGATTTTCTCGAGCTTCACCTGCGACTCGAGAATGGCGTCTCCGATGGCTTTTATGATGATGCTCTGGTCCCTGGATGCGCGCTTGAAATAATCGATTATGGCCTTGTCGAAAGTAGTCGCGGATAAGCGGGCATTGGAGCATCCGAGAGCCTGTTTGGCGCGGCTACAGTCATAGTAAAAGAACTTCTTATTGCCTCTGCCATTGGTGAAGTTACAGACCATATGGCTTCCGCACTCGCCGCACTTGATGATCCCGGCAAGGAGGTATTCGTAGTATCTTTCTTTCTGCACGAAGTTGTGGCCGGGAAGCCTTGCGCTCAATATCCTGTTGGCTTTTTCCCACAGCCTTTCGTCGATAAGTGCTGGATGGTTGCCCTTGTGGTACTCTTCACTGTATTGGATGTATCCTTTGTAGAAAGGATTTTTTACAATCCTCGAGATGACCTGTCTCCGCCATTCCTTGCCGTTCATTGTTTTTAGCCCAAGCTTATGCAGTTCCAATCCTACCTGCGTGAGCGATTTGTTATCCGCGGCCATTTCCCAGATGACTTTGAGGTACGGAGCAATTTTCTCGTCGAATACTATCTTGTGAGGCTGGCGTCCGTTAGGCAGGGGTGCGCCGTCCGGTATAAGCGTATATCCATAAGGCACCCTGCCACCAACCCATTTGCCCTGCCGCACACGCGCGATAGCAGAAGCTTTCACGCGCTCGCCGGTTAGCTCTCGCTCAAAGGCTGATAAGATCCCGAGTATACCAATTACCACTCTGCCTATGGCGGTTGAGCTGTCGAGGTTTTCTCTTACCGAGACAAAATCGATTTCATTTTCCCTGAATAGGTCAATAAGCCAGTAAAGGTCCCGGGTATTGCGGGTCAAGCGGTCGAGACGGAAGAAGATTATTCCGTCAAACGGCGCTTTTTTACGTACGTGGTCGATAATCATCTGGATGCCGGGCCGGTTGAGGTCTTTGCCGGAATATCCGTCATCATTCACTATGCCTTTGTCGCCGATCTTGGCAAGATCGTGCCCAAAAGCGTCGAGCATGTTTTTGCAATGATGGGCCTGGGCATCAAGGGTCGTGAAGTCGCCCTGGGCCTGGTCGTCGGTGGAACAGCGCGTATAAATCACATATCGTTTCTTTTCGGATTTTTTGTCTGGCGTTACCACAAGAGCTCCTTGTTTTACAACAACCCCTATAACAAAACGCTTCACAAGTCAAGCGATATCAATGGGGTCTTTAGGGCTTAGAATATAGGCATCTACTGTGTGTATATCGGTTTTTTTCGTGATTTGTCACAGGGGAGGTGTGACAGTTTTAAAGAAAATCCGATATACACGTTTTAGAGGTGAGCGATATGGGACAGCGGACAAGAATTAATTTCGATAAGCGATTCGGAGGCCGGATCCGTGTGGTTTACGCGCAAAAAACTTCCGCACTAGATAAACAACTCCAGAACGGAAAACTCTGCAAGGCGATAATAAAAGTCTTATCCGGCATTTTGGGCAGAGAACCGACACAGAGAGAGATCCTGGGATTGGACGACATTTCGAAATGTAGACTAAAAAAGCACAAATAACTCTCTTTGGCCCCTCCGTAAGGTGAACCCATACACCCGGAAATTAGCTGAGCAATTTTCGGCTTGAAAACCAAGGGGAGGTGTTTTGAATTACGGAGGGTTATTCGAAAGCTGGGAACTTGGTGTCGCAAAAAGAGTAATCAATGATTACAGGAGAGAACATAGAAGTCTGGCTCGGGAGGGATTCGATGACCTATTGCAGGAGTGCCTTATCCATTGGCTGGATGTCCGGGATCAATATGACCCAGGCCGCGGCGCCTCGAAAAAGACATACATGGCGGAGGTCATCGGGAACGTGCTCGGACATTTGGCCGAGAAGACAAGAACGGATAAGCGAAAAGCGATTTACGAAAGCGTCTCGCTGGATGAGCCTCTTAACGATGATGAAGATTCTCCTACCTTAAAAGACAAGATCGCCCAAAGCGACGATGTCCTGCCGCAAATCAAGTCCGAACTCAAGATAGAACTTTCCAAGGCATTCCAGAAACTCACTCCCCAACAACAGAAATTGTGCAAGTTGCTCGGCGAAGAAGGCCTGACCATCACCGAGGCCTGCAGGCGGCTCGATAAGCACAGGATGATCGTTTACCGGGAGCTTGCCCGGATAAGGGAGCTTTTCGAGAAAGAGGGGCTCAAGGATTATTTGAAATAATTTTTGCAGGGGGTGTGACACTTTTGGGAAAAACCCGATATACACGCATTGGAGGCGAGTGAAATGACGGATGTATGCAAGTTTAAATTCCTTGAGAAGGTAGGCAAGAAAACGATCGAGAAGGAGATTGCCCGCGCCATCGAGACCGCGGAATACACCTTTGGCCAGGCCAAGGTGCGGCTTCACGCCGGGTATCTGGCCACGAATGACAAGGCGGTTATCGACGCATCGAGCGAGGTCGGCGAATACATCGCCCAGATATTCATTGGCCTTATGACCCGTAAGCTCGGCGAGGACAAGTTCACCGTGGAAAGAATAAGGAGGAGCGACGAACTATGAAAGTCATAACAGGCTTAAAGAAACTCTACAAGGGCTTGAGCTGGTATAACCGCGACAGGCTTGTCGAAGCAAACCGGCCGTTTGGCAAGGATCCGAAAGAATTCATAAGGATGCTGATTTGGTTTCTAGCAATTCTATCTATCATCGGCATCGCTTTGGTCATCGGGAGGCAGTAGAGAATGTTTGACGACGGCCAGGGAGATTTATTTCTATCCAAGGAAAAACAGCTTTTGAAATGGTGTAGGCAGAAGGGGGTTTTCTCAAAAGCCGAGGTTATTTCCTTTGGCACCAAGAATTATTATTTGCGGGCCGACAGGACAGTCAGAGATTTTGTCCGGCAAGGCATAGCGAGGAAGATCGGCAAGGACGAATGCATGCGGCGTAACCTCAAGGGCAAAATGGCCTGGTATGAATTCGTAAAGATATTATAGGGAATCATGGCAAGGATCAGATACCTAAAACCGGATTTTTTCAAAGACGAAGACATAAAAGAATTGCCTTATGAAGCGAGGCTGTTCTATCAGGGCTTATGGGTTCAGGCTGACCGGGAGGGCCGGGGCGAAGACAGGCCGGAGAGGCTCAAGATAGAAATCATGCCTTATGACCAGGTTGATGCCGAAAAGATAATGCAGCTTTTATCCTGCCCCAAGAAGAACGGTAAGAGGCCGTTCATAGTCCGTTACGAGATAGATGGCGAGAAATATTACCAGATAATTAACTGGCGAAAACATCAGAAGCCGCACAAGACCGAACGCGACAGCGATATCCCACCACCACCCAAAGAGCTTTTAACCGTTAGGCAACCGTTAACTAACGGTTATGCCACGAATATCTCAGTTGGGAATGGGGATGGGGATGGAGAAGGGAATGGGGAAGAGATAGTTAATAAACAGGCCGAGTCAGCTGGCGCTGTTTCTCCTAAAACCAAAGAGTTATTGGATTCGGTATATAGCCAGGGATTCAATATTTACCAGCTCATCAATAAATTCAAGAAGGACGCGCATTGGCGCAAGGACGAGAGCATCCCGGATGAGGTCTTGAACAAGATCTGTGAGCAGTACCAGAAAGATAAAGACACTATCAGAGAGCCCTATCCCTGGTTTATCAAAGTCCTAAAGATGGAGAGCGCTTCTTATTTCGCCAATAAGAACATTGGGGAAAGCGCCAGGTTCAAGAAGGAAGGCATCGGGAAAATGGCGGATATATTGAGGCAAATGCAGGGACAGGCAAGCGATTAATGGAGGGTTAGCAATGAGAACTGTAAAATGTCGAGATCTTAGCGATGCAGTCAACGGGCTTCAAAAGTATATTGATAGGATTTGGCACTCCTATCCGGGATTTACTGAGTCAAGCGGTAGAAGAAGATGGCTTAAGGCTGTGCCGGAAGATTCCTATGGTGAGGATAGATACAGGGTTGAATTATGGGTGCTTGAAGGGAGCCCAGTAAAGCAAATTGTGGTCATAAATCATACCATGAAAGAGATCTGTTGCCACGATGGTACGTTACATAAGGAGATTAGGTTTGTTTGGGATGTATACGATGAAGAGCGTTATGGGTCCTTCCAGAGGGGGCGTGCGGCGAGGGTCAGGCGAGGCGCACCCTGTCAGTGATTGCGGGTTTGAAAAGTGATGTCGTGGTCATATGGGTAAAAGGCCGGGAAAGCGGCAACCAGGGGGCAAAACGCTTGAAATACGCTGTAAATAAAGGGGTTATGGACTAGTAATTCATATTCAAGAAGGAGGCGGCAATGGCAAAAATCAACGTAAAACCGGACATTTTGGAAGTTAAAATGTCCGATTTAAAACCGGCACCTTACAACCCGCGGGAAATCTCGGACGAAGCCCTTGTGGGCCTGCGGCACTCGCTGGAGAAGTTCGGCCTGGTGGATCTTTTGGTAGTCAACAAGCGCAACATGCGTATCATATCAGGGCACCAGCGGTATAAGATCTTACAGCAGGAAGGCGTGGAAAACGTGACCGCGATCATGGTGGATCTGGATGAGATTTCCGAGATGGCCATGAACGTGACGCTGAACTCCCAGGAGATCGTTGGATCCTGGACGCAGGCAATCATTCCGCTTTTGGAGAAGTTGCGCACCGAGGCTTCGGATGATTATCTTGCGCTTCGCATGAAGGAGTTGCGGGATGAGGTTTCGGAGTTCGAAGCCGAAAACATGGGAGCTGGTAAAACACTGCCTGATGATATTCCGGAGCCGCCGGAGAAGCCTGTTACCAAAAAAGGCGATCTGTGGATCTTGGGAGAGCACCGGCTTTTGTGCGGGGACTCTACTTGCGAAGGAGATGTCGCAAGGCTTATGGCAGATCAGAAGGCAAGCCTGTTTGCGACGGATCCGCCTTATTGCGTTGACTATACCGGAGCCGACAGGCCGACTGGCGGCAAGGATTGGTCCGATGTCTACCATGAGGTAGATATTCCGGATGCAAAGGAATTCATAAAGTCGTTTTATAAAGTGGGGCTCAAATATATAAAAGAAAACACCGCCTTATATTTGTGGCATGCTTCGAAGCGTAAGGCGATGATTGAAGAAGTCTGCGATGAATTGAAGTTGTTGCTTCATCAGCAGATTATCTGGGTAAAGCCCTGCGCTATTCTCACCTATTCTTTTTACTCCTGGCGGCATGAACCGTGCCTTTTGATGTGGGTAAAAGGCCAGAAACCGCCTTACCGGCCAAAAGACAAATCTATCGGAAGTGTCTGGACGGTCGATTTACTGCGCTCAGGCGATCCAACGAACCCTGAGTATTATTCGGATATCTGGGAACTGGACTGGGAAGGCAAAAAAAGAAACACCGGAATCAAACATCCTACGGTCAAACCCACGGAGGTATTCGCCATTCCCATGAGGGTGCATACCGCGCCGGGCGATATCTGTTATGAGCCGTTCTGCGGTTCGGGCTCGCAGATTATCGCCGGTGAGCGGCTGAACCGCCGGGTGTTTGCTATGGAAATTGAATCGGTCTTTTGCGATGTCACAATACAAAGGTGGGCAGATTTTACAGGAAAAGACCCTGTTCGGGAAAGTGACGGGAAAAAGTGGAGCGAAGTTAACCAGGGAGAAAAGTGATGTGCAGATTAGATGTAAATGACAAATACAGAAAATTCATAGGTGAAATAGACCTGCATGCTTACGCGGACAGATACAAAGATATTTTAGACTGGGTTACGGCAAGAGCCAATCTTCCGGAGAGAATATCAAAAATCATCACAGATTATTATTTCGATGAGCTGTCCACGCTGAAAACTGTCAGCAGAAAGCATAATGTAACCCCGGAAAGAATCAGGCAGTTATTATGCAAGGGCGTCCGGATGATTGGGCACTCCCCGAGAAAAGAAAGGCTGATTTGCCATTTGGACAGCAATTATGAAGCGTTGCTACGTGAGCGCAAAGAACTGGAAAAATCCCTCAACGAAGTGAACATAAGAATCGGGACGTATCATAAAAAGTATTTTCTGCATCGGCATAATGAAACAGATATATCCACTCTGGAGACTTCGGTTAGGACAGCCTGCTGTTTAAAGACTTTAGGAATAAGAACAGTCTCAGATTTATGCGGATATACGGAAAAAGAACTGTTGAATGTGAGAAACTTTGGGAAAAAAAGCCTTTTGGAAATTAGGGAGATCTTATTTTCGATGGGGCTGTCTTTAAAGCAACCATACATCGGAGATATTTAAATGGCAGAGCAGAATAAGAAACAAAACCTGGCAGAGATTGCCCGCAAGAAAAGGCATCTTTATTTGATCGAGAAGATGCAAAGCAGAAAACCTTTGACCGCCCAGGAGATTGCCGAGCTTGAGCAATTCGAGGCAGAACCATTGGGGCCTGCGGTCGTAAAGACAATGGAGGAAGTTGCCAAGGTCATGGACGTTGCCTACAGGACTGTCCAGCGCTGGAAAAAAGACGGCATGCCTACCACCAAAGAAGGCTTTTATGATCTCGATGAAATCAAGGTCTGGCATGAACAGCGCAATTTAGATCAGGCCGAAGACCGGGCCTATTGGAATACGAAGATACTGAAACATAAGGCAACTTTGCTTGAGATGGAGGTCAAGAAAGCGACTTCTGAATTGATGCCCCGGGAGGAAGTGGAGAGAGGCCGGATTGCAAGGATCATTGCCGTTAAGAGGTCCTTCCTTGCCCTGCCGACGAGGATGGCCCCGGTTTTGGCCATGAAAGAACCAAGGGAAATCGAAGCCGAATTATACCAGGCAATAATAGAAATCATAGAGGAGTTTGCCAGAGATGACGATAGTGATGACCCAAGACAGGAAAATCTGGACGCCGCAGGAGAAGCAGGAGTGGAAACCGCCGGAGAAGATAACAGTCAGCCGGTGGGCTGATTCTTTTCGTTATCTTAATCCGGTTACTTCAGCCGAGCCGGGCCGCTGGAAGACCCAGAGGACGCCTTACCTGGGAGGCGTCATGGATGCCTTTACCGATCCTTTTGTCGAGGAGATAACCGTTATGGCCGCATCGCAAGTCGGTAAAACCGAAGCCATGTTCAATATGCTCGGGTTTATCATCGACCAGGATCCGGGGCCCGCGCTTGTGGTCCTGCCGCGCGAGAGCGACGCAAAGAGCGTTTCCTGCAATCGTGTCCTGCCTATGATTCAAAGTTCTTTTGCTTTGCGCCAGCATCTTCCCAAATTCTCGGACGATATAACGAGACTGGAGTATCATCTGGACAGGATGATTTTGTATTTTGCCGGATCTAACTCGCCCGCTGATTTAGCTTCAAGACCTATTCGTTATCTTTTCCTGGATGAGATCGATAAATACCCGAAGTTCTCAGGCCGGGAAGCCGATCCAATAAAACTCGCTACTGAACGTCAGAAGACGTTTTGGAACAGGAAGACAATCAAAGTATCCACGCCGACTACAAGGGACGGTTATATTTTCAGGGAGTATGAGAAATCGGACAGGAGCCGCTTTTATGTCCCCTGTCCTCACTGCGGCAAGTATCAGGTCTTGGTCTTTGGCCAGATCAAATGGCCTAAGAGCGAGAAGTCAGCCGAGCGCGTCAAAAACGAACGCCTTGCATGGTATGAATGCTGTCACTGCAACAAGCACATAAAAGATTATCACAAAAATAAAATATTGTTGCAAGGCAAATGGGTGCCGGAAGACGCCGAGCTTGATGATGACGGAAGCATTTCAGGAAGTATTATAAGGAGCAAGCATCGCGGGTTTTGGATCAACTCTCTTTATTCTCCATGGCTTAGGTGGAGCGATATCGCCAGTGAGTTTATGAAATCGAAAGATTATATCGAGCTTTTGATGAACTTCGTCAATTCCTGGCTTGCCGAAGTTTGGGAAGAAAAGATCGAAGAAACCACCATTGATAAGATAAGAGTCCTCTCATGCGAGTATGACCAGGGCATCGTGCCGGATGACGCGATCGTATTGACTGCCGGTGTGGACGTCCAGAAAGACCATTTTTATTATTGTGTACGCGGCTGGGGTTACTATGAAGAGTCGTGGTTGGTTAGAGCCGACCGTGTCGAGTATTGGGAAGATATCGTAGACGCGCTTTTCAAGACGGAATACAAACGCTTATCGAACAACGAGACTTTGCCGGTATACATGAGCTGTATCGATTCGGGATACCGCACCGATGAGGTATACCGGTTTTGCAGGGATTGGTCGGACAGGACAAAAGCCATCAAGGGACAGGAAGAACTTGCGAACGGCCGCTTCTATAGAGCTTCCAAGATAGATATCAACTCAAGGACAGGAAGCGTTATCCGCAGCGGTTTGGTTTTATGGAATTTAAACGTAAGCCAGTATAAAGATAAAATCAACCGCCTGGTAACGACCCGGGATCCTCATAAATGGCATATCTTTAAAAATCCGACCGATGAATACTTAAGCCAGTTTACCTCGGAGCATAAGGTTCTGGTGCGCAACAGAAACACCGGCCGCGCCAGGGAAGTTTGGCAGAAGAAAAAAACGGCAGTGGCAAACCACTATCTTGACGCGGAAGTCTACGCGGTGGCCGCGGCAGACATTATCCGGGCCCTAAACATCAGGAAAGACGAGTCAGCCAGAGTGCACCAGCGCATAGTCAGCCAGGATACCAGCCGTGGAAGTTGGATCAGAAAACGCGAAGGAAACTGGCTTTAAATGGGCAAATGGCTTGAAAGAAAAACCAACTGGCTTAAAAACGACAATTACGACGGCGGTTTCAAAGAAAAGACGGCGGGGCGCCCGCCGAACGACAGCGAAGATTACGGAGTCAAGTTCATCCCGTTGAGATGCCCCAGGTGCAAGAGCAAGAATGTCCTGTGTTACAAGACGGATTTTCCGATAAGGTACCACACATGCCAGTCATGCGGATGGAAATTCAAATCGATAGAGGAAAAATAATTATTACCAGATTCTGGTAACGACTATATTGCAAAAGGATGTGGATAGGGATATTCTTTAGGTTAAAGAGCACTGCGCAAGAGGTTTGGCCACCTTGACGCGCGCCCAATAATAGAAAAACCCGATAACCGTGCACGGGCGGTATCGGGTTTTTTATTGGGTAGCCAAGGAGTGAATCGTGAGCGCGTCGACAAAACAAGAGATGCTCGATAACGTCGAGAACGCCATCAACGCAAGGATGACAGGCGGGGCCGTCGCGTCCTACTCTATCGGCGGAAGAAATCTCCAATATATCAGCATCACTGAATTGATAAAACTTCGAGACCAACTGCGAAAGGAAATCGCGGGCTCGAATGACACTACTACATACGCAAAGTTCGATAATCCGTCATGAAAACCAAACAGAATATATCGGAAAGAATGACGACCGGCATAGACAACGTCATTTCGTTCTTTTCCCCCAAGGCCGGGTTCAAGCGAAGGATGTATCGGGAGGCAATCAATATTTCGCATAAGTTCGGCGCTTACAAAGGGGCAAGCAGGGATCGCCTGCGCTCCTCATGGCTTCCCGGAGGAGGCTCGGCAGACCAGGATTTGCTTCCCGAATTATCAGATATCCGGGAACGCAGCCGTGATTTGAACAGAAACGACGCGCACGCCTCCGGAATCACGTCCACGATGACCATCAACGTCATCGGCACCGGCATCAGGCCTCAGAGCAGGGTGGATAAAGAAGACCTCGGCATAACCGAATCCTTGGCGAATGATTTCCAGAAAAAAGCCGAAAGGGCATGGAAACGATGGATGCCCTACGCCGATGCCGGAGAACGAATGGACTTTTATGAAATTCAGCAGCTGGTGGACAGGCAGATACTCGAGAACGGCGAGGCCATAATCGTTCCATTGAGGTTAAAAGACGAAGACAGGCCGTATCCATTGGCCCTGCAATTGATAGAGTCCGACCGGCTCAACACCCCGACAGACAAAAGAAGCGATAGGTCAATCCGTTCCGGCGTAAAAATCGGGGAGAAGGGAGAGCCGATTTCCTATTTCATCCAAAAGACGCATCCGGGCGATATCAGCTATCGTACGAGAGAAGAAGCAAGGCAATACATTGAGATTCCGGCCAAAGACAAAAAAGGCAGAAGGAATATTTTCCATTTGTATTATGTCTCACGGTCCGGCCAGACAAGAGGGATTCCCTTCTTTGCCCCGGTCCTTACTTATTTCAAAGATTTAGCCGAATACGCAGAGGCAGAGCTTGTTGCCGCGCGCATTGCGGCATGCTTTTCTCTTTTCATAACATCCGAGTCATCGATGGATGTAGCGGTTAACACAGCTTACGAGAAAAATGCATCCGGGCAAATAATCGAATCGCTGGAGCCGGGAATGATCAAACACCTGATGCCAGGTGAATCCATCACCTCATTCAATCCGCAGAGGCCGAGCGCGACGTTCGAGCCGTTCGTGGACAGGATCTTGCGGGCGATATCCGCGGCATTGGGCCTTCCGTATGAGCTGGTGGCCAAAGATTTTTCCAAGACGAATTATTCCAGTGCCCGGGCCGCGTTACTCGAGGCCAGGAGATATTTCAAGGTCAGGCAGGAATGGTTGGCGCAAAAGCTCTGCCAGCCCGTCTGGGAGATGCTTTTGGAAGAGGCTTATTTAAAGGACGAGATAGGCGTCAGGAACTTTTACGAAAACGGGAAACCAATCCCTGCATGGTTTAGGGCGAGATGGATATCCCCCGGCTGGTCCTGGGTGGATCCGCTTAAAGAGGTCAAGGCATCCAGAGAAGCTATCGCAGGAAATATTTCCAGTTTAGCGGATGAGGTAGCTGGGCAAGGCAAGGACTGGGAGGAGATTTTGGAACAGAGGGCAAGAGAAGAGCAAAAAAGAAAAGAGCTTGATCTTCCGGAGATGGCCGCTGGCTCAAAAACTCCCAAAGACGAGGAAGATGAGGAAACGAAACAGGAAGAAGAAATCCGTCAGATTCTAGAAACTGCCGAAGAGGTCAGCGAGAAAAATGAAAAGTTGAGCAGTGAGCTTGCGAGGATGGGAAACGACAACAGCATCTTAAAGAAGGAACTGGTCAACATAAAGACCAAGCTGGAAAAGGTTTTAATCGATGGATAAAAAGCAAGCCATTTTGGAAAGAAACAAAATCAGCCGGTTATTGGGTACTGAAGCGCAGGACGATAACCTAGAGAGAAATATCTTTTTGCTTGAGTCTTTGGGCAGGCAGAAAGATGTCATCGATATCATCGGCAAGGTTTATGTCTTGATAAAAGAAGGACAAGAAGGCCACACGTTCAAGGATATCAAGGACGAGATACGGGAATTGATAGAAGCCCTGGGCAGATATCAGGATGCGTTCGGCAAAGAGTTCAAGGTATTCGTCAGCAATTTTCCGCCCGGCGTCAAAGAGGTAAAAATATCCAATCCGCAGGATTTCAAGCAGGAACATCCCCAATCGATAAGGGTATCCAACCTGAAGGAGATAAAGCCTAAAGAATTCCCCGACGAGATAAGCGTAAAGCGTCCGGCTTGGTATAAAGAGTTCGATTTCGAAAAGTTATTTAAGTTTTCCAAGGATTCAAACACCGGATTTTTTAAGCAGGTCAAGACGAGCCTTTTCAATAGTTTCATCAAGAACGTAAAACCCAAAGAGGCGATACCGGTCAGGCTGGTGACGGAAGACGGAGAGAAATTTTACCGGGCAGGTAATGTTTTTGTCGGGGGCGGAAGCGACAGCGCCATTTTGGCCGAATTGAGGAAACTGGTTGGCTTCGAAATCCCGGCATACGATTATATCGCGCTTACTTATGTGCCTTCGGGTAACGGCCAGGGAGAAATCGAAACCGTGACATACAAAAAAGGCGACGCCACGGTAGCGGTCTTGGCTTTGACGTATAACGCGGACGATGAAATCGCCGCCATAACCAGGACTTGATATGTCGATGAAATTAAACCCCATCACGGGCAAGTTGGACGTAGTCGAAAAAGGCGGCCGGGAAGAAGGGACTTTCGGTTGCACGGATCAGGCTGTTCCGGCTGGCGAGACTTATACGCTTGTCATTCCTCTTAGCCGTTCGGATTACAAGATGGGGCATTTGCTTTTATACGTTCCCCAGGCGGCCGTTTCGTCCTGGCGAAGGGCGCACTCTTACATCATGTTCACGTCCGATATAAATAATGCCAAAGCCCAGAGCACCGGCCGAAATTATAACGTGATCAGCCTTTGTGTTTTTTACGATTGGTGGGTGAAGGCCTACGCTTATGAAGACGACGGTTTTCTTTCAGGCAACTTTTATAACAATACGGGCTGGCAGTTGGTCAGGATCAAGAGCGTGCAGATCGTAGGCAGTACGATTGAACTGGTGCTCGAAAACGCCCATGCCACGCAGGACGCTACCGTAACCATAAAAGGAAATTTTCATGTCTACAAATAAAATCCTCATGCTTATCAACGGCAGCCCTTTCGATTCTAACGGCGGCCTTGGCGTGCATACGCGCTATTTATGTGATGAGCTAAAGGATTTCGAAGACATAGAATTGACACTCCTCTCGGCCGATTATTACACGCAGGAAGGCGGGCTTTATTTGATGGGAGACAAAAAGAGACGCGTCCGTCCCGAGGACTGGAAACACGAGCCGAATCATTACCGGTTGCTTGAGGTTTATAACACTAACCAGCTTTTGACCAGGATCGGATTCTTGCAGAAGATGATTACGGACGATATCTTTCTCGAGAACGCCCTCTCTTTTCTCGGGCACGAGAGGTTCGATTTGATTCATTTGCACGATGCCAATTTATGGGGCGTCGCCAAGCATTTAAGAGCTTTGTATAAGTGCCCGGTTTTGATGTCCTGTCATCTTAATTTGTTATTGTCGCATGACCGGCTTCCGGAGGATCCATTCTATCTTTATGACATCCAGCAGGAAGGATCGGCTTTATATGCTTGCAATAAGCTGTTGACGGTATCCGAGTATTACAAGCAGGCCATACAAGACGAATACTGGCTGGAAGAAAAAGCGGAAGTGGTGCCCAACGGGGTAGATTACGGATTTTTGGAGAGCATCGAATATGACGAGGAACTCAAAAAGAAATACGATAAGCCCCTCGTGGTATTCGTGGGCCGCATGGTCCCGACCAAGGGGGTCTGGCTGATTCTGGAGTCAGTCAAGCAAATGCCGGATCACCATTTCGTTTTGATATCCGCCCTTTCGCCCACACTGGAGCCGTGCAATCCGCTTGCCCATGAAATAAAGAAAATGAAAGAGCAATATTCGAACTTCGAATGGCGTAACTTTTGCCCCCAAGAGGATAAATGGAAATTAATGAAGGTTGCGGATATCGGGATCATGCCTTCTCTTCACGAACCGTTTGGGATCACAGCCCTGGAGTGGATGGGCATGGGAGTGCCTTTGATAGTAAGCGATACCGGCGGCTTGAAAGAATTTTGTAATGGAGATAACGCGACCCTGATTGAGCCCACTGCGGAGAATTTGATTAAGGCTATCAGAAACCATAAGGCTGATGCCGAAAAGTTACGAAATGCAAAAGAAACAGCCAAGAGATATTCCTGGCAGAAAATCGCCGGGAAAACGAGGGACATTTATTTGTCAATGATATGAAAGTAATAGAACTCAAAAACCCAGAAAGTTTACCAAGGGGCATTTACAGACAAGACCAGGCGACCCATTTGAAGATCTGTAAGTACGAGCAAGAAATAAATCGGTCAGGCCAATGCCGCGAGAAGCCAGGCTATTTCACCGTTTATACGGCCAAGTGCTTCAAACAAGACGGGGTTTATATCGAGATTCCCAATTGGCCCGGCGAAGAGTTCAAGATTGAGGGCACGGAATATGACGAGATGAGGAATATCAAGACCTCGGCGAAATCTTTGGCGGACGATATAACGGAAATCATAGCAAAATTCCTCATCGACAAAGGACACGTCGAGGGGAAATTAGTCGATTAAAAAAGGGGGACAAGCATGCCATATCAAACCGAAAAAATACCGAAAGCGGCTTTGAAGTTCAGGGAAGAAGACGTGCCGGTCGAAATCCTCACGTCTCAGGAAGGAGAGAAATCGAAGAAGCGCAAATTCAGCATGGTCGCCCATAGCGGCAAAGTCATGCTCAACCACTGGCTCTGGGGAAATCTGGCAATAGATTTATCCGGAGTTTCAATCGGCCGGAAGAAAAAGCCAGCGCTTAGGGAACACAATTCCAATCGCATCGTCGGCTGGACCGAAGGCATTAACATAGATGAAGAAAGAGGTATCGTTGCTGAGGGTATCTTTTCGGAAAAGACCGAGGACGGCATACAGGCTCTGGAATTAGCCGACGAAGGCTTCCCTTGGCAAGCTTCTATTTACATCCCGCCTTTGGTAATCGAGAGGGTGAAGGATGGGGAGACAGCCGAAGTTAACGGCAGGAAGATTAAAGGGCCCGGGACGATATTTAGGAAGTCCGTTTTGAGAGAGGTCTCTTTTTGTGCTTTGGGAGCTGATGAG